AAATCAAGATTGCAGTAAGTACCATCATACCCATATGAAAAGGTATGAAAAACTTAGATGCACTTGACCAAGGTTTAGGTTTTATATCCATGTGTATCCCCATTGTAATAAATCTTTTTGTTCTTTGATTGCTTTATCGATATCCATTTTCTTAACTGATATCATTGCACCTTTAGAATTAGTAACTTCTACATAATCATCTTCAATATTAAAAGTTACTGAATGACCTTCATGATGAAGTGTTCCTTTAAATACCATATTTGGATGGTCTATACACTTATTCATAATTACTCCAAAAACTGGTGGGATGAGAAACAGTTATACAAACAAAAGCGTGTAATATAAGTGTTCTTTTTTGTAATGGTCGTTTCTCTGTCCCATACCCGAGCCGTAGCCCCTATTATTATTTCCCACCTCTAATATAGATATCAACAAGTTCATCACCAGTTGCTCTATATCCAAAGGTTCTAATTAGTTTACCATTTTGTGTTCTCTCAATGAGACCACTATTGTATTGTGTATCTGTTACACTACCATTCTCAAAGTCTTTTTTAGAGTCCTCAGTCTCATACCACATTGATGTAGTTTGATGTATAAGAATTGATTTAGGACTCTCTGCCCACTCTTCTGCTTCTAGTAGTATCCTTTGTCTTTCGACTGCATCATCATACTCAGTCATTTTTCATAACTCCTTATCCTCGCTGGGATAACTATGTTCCAGTTACATGAATCACAAACTCTATCATTCATATCTTCAAGAACTGGTTGTGGATTATTTCCATATCCCTCATAAGTCCCTGTGCATAAAGCACAGGGTTGAGGAGAACTAGACGACTCTAGTGAGGTCTTATATGTCGAGTTCATCATTTGCATTCTCCTCGTTAACTTCATCCTCTAAAGGGTTTACACCTTCATCAACCTTTGTGTAAAGGTCAAGGAAGGATGCTTTAGTGTCTTCATCAAACCTCGCAAGACACACCTCAATAGACTTCAACTTATCGTTGAACATTGAGAATGCTTTTGCAATGTGAACCAACCTTCTAGTTGAAATCACCTCATCAACAGCACCCTCGTAAAAAGACTTTCTAATAACATCAGCCCAGTCAACAAGTTTGTCTGCAAACTCATCATCACTGACACCAAGAATTGCAAAGTCACCTTTGACAATTTTCTTCTCAGTTTTGACTGGTGGATATTCTTGTTCAAGACAGATTGCAAACCTTTCAAGGAATGCTTCGTTCAAGATGTTAGTACCAATGAATCTACCATCCTCAGAACCTTTACCTTTAGTGTTTGCAGTTGCAACCACTGTAAATCCATCTGCTGGTTTTACAAACTCACCAGTCTTCTTGATTAAGTAACCACCACCTTCTAGGATGGATTGTAAACACATAATCTTGTTTGATGCAAGGTCAACCTCATCAAGAAGTAACACTGCACCTTTTCTCATTGCTTTGAGAACTGGGCCTTCCTTGAAGACAATATTACCATTGATTAGAGTATTTGAACCAATCAAATCATCCTCATCTGTCTCGATGGTGATGTTAACTCTGAATAACTCCTTCTTGAGTTTTGCACAAATTTGTTCGACCATCAAAGTCTTACCATTACCACTGAGACCAGTAATAAACACTGGAAAGAAAACTCCAGATTTAAGAATTGACTTGAGGTCTTTGAAGTGACCAAAAGGAACATAGTTATCCATCACTGTAGGAATAACTGAAACATTCTCATCAAGAACATTCACACCAACAGTAGATGTTGGAACTGGAACTGTCTCGACAGTTTGAACAGCTTGCACTTGAGGTGCAACTGGTTGGCTGTAATTCTCTGGAACTACAGACTCAATTGAATAAGTACCATACCCAACTTTGAATTGTGGGTTTCTAAACAACCACGATGGTTTTGGAATACCAGCGGTTTTACAAATTTTCTTTACTGTCGATTTTGCAAATTCGACTTGGTTTGGATATTGTTCTGAACAGGCATCCAAGAACCTGTAATGATTAGCATTCAAATTCATAATTTAACCTCACTTGTTTTTGAATAAATTTCCATAATCGTATTATACTAAAAAGTGTACCCATCACGCAACCTTCTTAACGAAGTGTTGAAGAATTTTTCTTTGGGACATTTTGTTGTTACCCATTCTTTTCATTGCACCTTTTAATGCTTGTTTACTAGCACCAACTTGTACATCTAAAGTATCATCTTCTGACACGATACCCATTTTCTTTTTGTTTAGAATGTAGAACTCATTGTATCCACTTTTTTCAGTAGTTTCAACTTTGTATCCACCTTCTCTTCTGAATAACTTGTATGCTTCTGATTTGATATCCCAGTCTTGATACTCACCACTAAATTTGTCAACTGCATGGTCAAACTCTCTGTGAGAATTTTTGCAAATAAAGAATCCAACAGTGTCAACACCAGTAGTCTTTTCAATCCATTTTAGAAGATTGTCAGTACCACCTCTACTATTGTAACCAACTTCTGTTCTGTAAAGATAGGTGTTTTTAGTTCTTCTATCGTGGAAGTATTGTTCACTACCATAACCCATGCAACCTAATCTGAAACTGTCACCATCTGTAAGAGTAACAAATTGTAGTTTGTCAATTCCATAGTTATGTTTGAAATCTGCAATGTAATCTCTCATAATCATAAGTGACTCATCAAGAGGAGTACCACCTAGACCATAGTTATATGCATATCCATAACCAGCATCGAATCTGTCACCTTTTTGATGGTAGTACCTTCCACCACACATTGCTTCAAGGTTTGCATTCATAGAGACTGCAGCTTCGAAGAAATCTCTTTTGTTCATTTTGTCAGTGAATAGTTCAAGAAGTTTGAAACCACTTTTAACTTTGAAACCTTTTTTATCATCTTCGTTATAATAATCCTGTTCTGTATCAAGAGTTTCTCTCCATGCATCTGTAAATGCAAATACTCTGTGAGGGATACCAACTCTTCTACAGAACATTGTAAGAACTATAGATTGTTCATAGGTCTCTCTGATTGCATCGTACATAGAACCAGACCAGTCGACCAACATAATCACACCATGATTTTTACCATCAGGCACGATAGTTGCTCTTTTGAATATATCGTCTTTGAGTAAGTACTGGTGGATTTTTGACATATCAAGTTCACCAGTTTTTGCAGACATTGACTTTTTGTATGCATCTGCAGCTTTTCTCATATCGAATTCTTTTGCCATGTAGTTAATGACATTCTTGTTGTGGTCAAAGAACTTTTGAGTATACTCTCTAGAGTTTGCAAGAGTATCAACACCACCATATTCTTTGAAATTATCTCCGAGCTCTTTGTTGATATCACTTATTACTTGTTTGTAACCAATAGTGACATCACTTACTTTGTGTTCTTTAGAATTGAAATCTAGATAAGTAGGTTCTCTGTCCCATTTATCTAATGATTTGTGAAGTTTGTCTTCATTATTTCTGAAATTCTTATCAGTAACAGATTCGTTTGCAGTAGGTTCTGCATTACCACTTTCACCACCTTCACCTTCACCACCATTTAGGTTTTGAGATTTAGGAACTTCAACATCACCTTCACCAGTAGTTTCTTCATCACCTTCTTCACCATCTTCATCTGAATCTGAACCCTCTGCACCTTTTGTACCATCTTCTGATTCTTCCTCAGACTCTTCCTCTGATTCCATACCACCACCAATTGAATCTTCTGCATCACCCTCACCTTCTTGTTCATCGAAGTCTTGAGGTATTGCATCACCATCACCTTCTGCTGTCTCAACTGACATTGCAGAAGTATCTGTTTGAGGCTGTAATTCTTCTAACTTAGATAACTCATAAAGATAGTCTGCAACTTTGACTACCTTTTCCCAAGTATCCATTTTAGTATCAATTTGATTTACGATTTTTTGTTCTTCTTTAGAGAACTCAACCATAAGAGAATGACCAATCTTGAAGTAAAGATTAATTCTATCTATGAATGCAAGTTTGTTTACATCATAACCTTTGACTCCAAAGAAGTCTAAGTCTAAGTGTAACTCTTTGTATGCATCATAGAAGATTCTTCTAAGACCAGCATATTTGTTTTTGATATGTTTCTCAATCCTAACATCTTCTAAGACATTAAGATATCCTTTGTATGTTGCACCCTTTTCTGATACTGCATCATGCCATCCATCTGGTGGAGTAATAAGTGCATGACCAACCTCATGACCCATGAATAAGTCATATAGTTGATTAGACATTTCGTCCTTAAGAATAGGACAAACTAACTTCCTATTCTTTGGTTCGAAATATGCAGTAGGGACTTTTTTATGTTCTATAACTAAATCCTCTGTAGCAAGTAATCTTGCAAGAGAATCTTTTCTTGTTCTAAGTATATCTGTATTTGACCTCATGTTGCTAGTATACAAAAAAATGTACCTATGGGTCAACCTTTTCTATATTGAATTTATTAGCCCACCACTTACGAACTGGATGGGAATTTATACCTACATTTACTTTAGATGGGTCTGGGTTTGGAATCAATCCTCTCCACTCCCCAGATGTTCCAGCAGTTCCATGTGATTGTAATTCCATTTGTTCTGGTTGGGAAGTATACCATATTGGTGCAGTATATCTATCTTCTTCTCCATGTGCTGGATTCACACCATGAAAATGTTTCATACTTTCAAATATTACTGCTGTTCCTTGTTCTGGTTTTAGAACTGTACCATCTTCAAAGAATGTTTCTCCACCTTCAAAGTTGTCATTAAGATATAGTATAGAAGCATAATCTGTGAAGGGAACTACATTAACTACTTCCTCTTCATTTGTCATATGTTCTAATTCAGTCCCTATTCTTGCATTTATTGGAACTTCATATAGTGGTTTTGCCATAACATCAATATGCATTTCTTGACCCTTACCCTCTGGCCACCACATAATTTCAGTTTGTTCTGGATATGCCATTTCACCATAGACTTTCCAAATTTCAGATATTGCTTTATATTGATATTCTGCTAGGATTCTTTTGACATGGATATTACGAATACTAGCCATAGGTATTCTACGACCATTGTATTGTTCAGCTGCATCATCATGCGTAACTAAATTAAAATTAGCTTGATGATACTTTATCAGTTTCCGACACTGTTCCTTCGTTAGACAATTCTTGATTGTTGCTACGATATTCTTTGGCAACTTGTACGAATTGTTTTCTAATTCTTGCATATTGTTTTTCTCTTTTCTGTTTCTTCTTTACTGCTCTTTCATATTTTAATCTAGATAAGTGGTCTGTAAACAGAATACCATTTAAGTGGTCTAACTCATGTTGAAAACATCTTGCAGTCATTCCACTAAATTCCATTTCTTTTATATCTCCATTTTCATCTTGCCATCTTGCACGAACCCATGATGGTCTTGAAATATTTGCAAAGATTCCTTCACATCCACCAGTAAGACATCCCTCTTCAACTAGTTCTGTTTCTTCTGATACCTCTAGTATTTCTGGGTTTGCAAAAAACATAGATTGTTCTTTGTTTTGACCTTTCATAACGAACACACGATACTCATACCCTATTTGATTTGCAGCTAATCCAACTCCACCCTCTTCAAACATCTTATCAATCATTTCGTTTTTTAATTCGATTGGGTCTGTTGGTGGATTATCAAAATCAAAGAAAGGCATAGTCTTTCTTAATATATCATTATCTTTTGAAAGTAATTGCATCATCTACTCCTATCTGTTCATACCAACCTGTAGCAATCCATTTTTCACCACTAATTGGTGGATTACCTCTATGTAAATGTGTAAAATATGCAGGCCATATTACGAAGTCACCCTTTCTAGGTTTTAGTCTTATACCTTGGTGTAAGAACTCTAGTTCTCCACCTTCATCTACATCATTCAAAAATAATGTCCATGCAAGTTGTCTTTTAGATACATCTCTACTCCATTCAGCATGCCAAATATGATATCCTTCGCCTGGAAGTGTTTGTTGTATTTTACCTTCATGGGAAACTGGAATACCTACATGTGGTACACGCCTAGTATATTCTCTTATTAAAGTTTGATTTAAATATTTGTAAAAATCATTGAAGTCATGTGTCATATTTAGTTCTTTAGCTTCAAACTTATTAACTATGGATAAAGACTTATCTGCTTTATCAAGTGGATGTGCATCTTCTGTTTCTTCTCTGGTTAGTGCATATATTCCATGTTCATGACACCAGTTCCAGTAGTCAAAAAAATCTTGAATGTTTTTTTCTGTAAACCAGTTTCTAAAGACTCCAATAAAATTTGCAACTTCTACTATTCTTTGGTCTTCCTCTAATGGTTTAGTCAGTTCATCTTCACGATGTTTTAATTGCATAATAACTCCTACTTACTGTTTACTATTCTACTAAAGTTTTTAACTTTTTCAAATGTCATAGTATGTCTAAACTTTTCAGTAAGCACATCACCTTTATGTGATATTATAAATGTATTTGTGTCTCCATCTAGAGTATGTAGTATCTTTAAAAACTCCTCTGTTCCACCTTCATCCAAAGAGCTATCAAATACTTCATCTAGTACAAGTAAATTTGTATTTACAGAATTTTTTAATTTTGCAACAGCTCTCCATGTAAATAAAAGTGCAAGGTCAATTCTCATTTTTTCACCTTCACTGAAATTTGCATATGAGAATGCATCACGATATCTTGACTTGATAGACTCATTAAATCCTTCATCAAGATTAAATTGAACAAAGAAGTCCATAGATGCAAGATACTTATTAATTAACTTATTCATAATAGGTAAATACTGTCTTATGATTTTAGTTTTGATACCACTATCTTGTAATAAGTAACCAGCAATATCGTAATAAGACCTTTTATCTATGAGACTTTCTTTTTGTTTTTCGTGATTCTTTAAAGTTTTTTGTTCTTTGTTTAGTTTTGCAGAATCGTCTGTAACATTTTCAGTTCTTAACTTTTCTATTTCTGCATTTATTTTTGAGATGTATTGATTAGACGCAGATATCTCATTCTGTTTCTGTGCAATTTGTCTGTTGATAGTGTCGACCTTGCTTTGAATTTTCTCGATTTCTTCGATTCGTTGATTAATTGATATGATATTTTTTGTGATTTCCTTGATGCCTTTGTCGACCTCGGATACCTTTCCTGTTGTTGCTGATATCTTCTCTTGTTTAAAGTCATCTTCCATATCTCTGTGACATGTGGGACATTCGTCATTATCCTCATAGAATTTTATCTCCTGTTCACCTCTTCGTTTTGCATTTTCTAATTGAGTTTGCAATTCGAGAGTCTTGGTTAGTTTCTGTTTTATAGTTTCACTATCCGAAGATTCATTCTGTAGAGACTCAACATCTTTTAACAATAAGGTACATTCTTCTTGTACATTGTTAATATTTGTTTGAGCTTTATCAACACTTTCATTGAAGTCTTCTATCTTTTTCCTACGATTATCACCAAGAGACTTGATGTGTTTTTTGTAGGTTTCTATTCTGTCTTCTGAAAGTCGGATTTCATAATCTAAATCCTTAAGTTCAGTTTTCAATGCAGACATTCTTGTTTTTAATAAATTATTCATAGTAGAAAAGATATTGATATCGAGGATGTCCTCAATGATACCTCTTCTGTCATTCTGATTCATTTGCATGAATGGTGTGAAAGTTGAACTACCTAAAATAACCACCTGTGTAAAAGTTTTGTAGTTGAGTTTTAGGATTTGTTTCTCAAGTTGCTCTTGGTAATCCCTCATGTTTGCGTCTTGATTGATAATTCTATCGTTCAAGAATATTTCAAATACATTTGGTTTTGCACCTCGAACAACTCGATACTGCTTTGACCCAATTGCAAACTCAACCTCGACAACCATCCCTCTTTGGTTGACCGAGTTGATGAGTGAGTTCTTGGATATTTTACGAAACCCTTTACCAAATAATCCGAAACATAGTGCATCTAACATTGTAGATTTACCACTACCATTTTCTCCTAATATAAGAGTTGCTTTTCGATTACCTAAAAAGACTTCTGTAAACTGGTTTCCTGTGGAAAGTAAATTTTTCCATTTAACTGATTTAAATTTTATCATTAAGCTGTGTCAAGTGCCTCTGCATAAAGAGACCTAACTAAGGTTTCTAGTTTTGATTTATCTCCAGAGATTTCCATCCCCTCTATATGTTTTGTTAGTATTGTAAGTGTATCTTCTGCATCTGCAGCCATTTCTTCATCTGACATGTCACCCAGATTACCATGGTCTTCTACGACTTTAAAATCTATAACTTCTGCTTTGTTTAGTCTTTCCATGAATAGGTCAAACCAATATGGATTTTCTTTATTGACTACTATGACTTTTACATACATATCTTTCAAGTTTGAAAAATCCATTGCAAGTATTTCTTCTTGAGTATACTTAGTATCATCATAAAATACTTTTTCAAATATACGAATAGGGTTTTTTATTTTAGTCATTTCCCTAGTGTCTGTATCGAAGATATGAAATCCTTTTGTATCTCCATAATCTGACCAAGTAAATTCCATTTGTGAACCAAGATAAGTTATGTTCTGCATTGTAGAACCAGTATGAAAGTGACCACTGTATACATGTTCAAATCTTTTAAATGTATCAAAACCAAGACCATGAGAAGAATAATAGCCTGGCATCATCATTGCACCTTCTATTTCTAAATGACCCATTGCAATTTGTGAGTTTGTTAGTTCTAAATGTTCTATACTATCATCGTAGTTTTGTTTGTGTATCCATGGTATTAATGTAATAAGACACCCATCATAATCTTTAGTAATAGTATCTTTATAGATTGTGATATTATCATATTTTAAAAGTGCATCACATGAATTAATTTCACTTGTGTTCTTATAATATAAATCATGATTACCTACAATTAAATCCATAGTCATACCATTTGCAATCAATGGTTCTATAAAATGTTCTTTATTTCTTTGTAAGGATAGGAAGTTAATACCAGTTCGTTTATCAAAGTAATCACCTAAGTGAACAATGTGTTTGATATCATTTTCAATACAATAAGGAAAGAAAACTTCTTCATAAAATTTTCTCATGTATTCGTGAAAATGTATACTGTCGTTTCTGACACCTGCGTGGGTATCATTCAATACTGCAAATTTCATATTATTTTCCGACCATTAGGTCTATTACAAAAAAGTTGAATAACATAAATGATATAGCTCCGAACTGTACAAGACTTGCAATGACTACGAACTTCAATGCTCTATCACTCCACCATTTACCTTCGGTGTCGTGCCATTCTTTTACTTGTTCTGGAGTTGCTTCATCTGGCACCCAACGAACACCTTGTTGTTGAGCTGTTTTTTGATAAGGTGAAGTGAAATCTAATTCCATTTGTTTTTTATAATCTGGTTTGGGAGAGTCTTCCACAACTCTCTTCCACGAATCTAATACTTTAGTCATTTTTGCTGAAATATTTTTCTACACCTACTGGTTTGTTATTACTAACTTTCTTTTTACCTCTAGGTTTATAATTAGGTTCTTCTAAATTATTTTGTAGAAACTCAACATAAGAATTGTCATATTGTGTAGAATCACCATCCATACTGTCTACTGCTTGAGTAAGGATACCACTATTCATGATTGCCTTATGTTTAATTGCAGCTTGTTTCTTTTCTTTTTGTATTCTTCTAAGAAATGCATAGTATATAATCTGAGTTATATATGCAAATGCATTTTGTGATTTCTCTGGATTAAAGTTGTTTATATACTGCAAACAATTTTCTATACCATCACAAATCATTTCATCCCTATAAGAATAGTTAATAAAGTTTGGTTTGGTTGATAGTCTTGTTGCTATTTTGTAAATGCACTCACCAATGTATTCTGATACTCTAGGTGGTTCTTTACCTTTGGCAATTGCATCTTTAACTGCCTTGTTATGTTCTGCAATTGCAGCTGTGAACTCTTTATTATTTACATAATGTTCTGGTTTAGCTTTAGTCATATATCTATTATCTCATCATATTATTATTTGTCAATAGCAATTATTGCCTTGACATATTAGAAATCCATGTTACCCTAGATATGTATCGTGGGAAAAAAGAGATATAGCTAATGGATAATCTTTTTCTTCTCATCATCTATTTGTTCTAACTCATCGAGTAACATTTCTTCTTCTGGAATCACTTCTTTGGACATCTGACTCCTTACCATATCTGTTAGGTGAGCAAGTGCATCCTGTCCTTTGTCTAGTTCTTGTTTAGGAGACATCACATCTAATCCCACTTCATCCCTAAGTTGTATCCAGTCTTTGCATGCTTTATCATAGAATGTAATAAATTTATCATCCAAAGTAGTAGTATACACAACCTCAGAGGCTGCAATAATTACTTTATTATCCTTAGTAAAAGGAACTAATGGAGACAGTTTTATAACTGTTCCCTTTCCTAACATGGATGGAGTAAGACCAATATTGCATGGAAGTGTCATTTCTACAGTTCCAGTATCCTCTTTTACTTGAGTTATTGCAACGATGTCTTCACCATTTCGTAATTTTATATATCTGTATTGACTCATAGTTTTACTGCCAGTACTATTAGTATAGCAACCAATAGTATATTAGATGTGAAAATTAAAATTCCTAAAATAGTATGATACCATATCCAGCGAGTCTTATATGCATTATCAATTGTTATCTCAGCTGGGTCTGGATTCTTCCAAGTGTCATTGGGTTTCTGTTTCCATAAAATATCATACCATTTCAAAACTTTACCTCATGTATTGTATATTTAAATTTCTCTTTACTATATGTATTTATTCGTTCTTTAAAGTGTCTTAATGTATAGTTTTCTCTTTTCTTATAACTTAAATCGTCTGCAATATCGAAAAGAGTTGCATTAAATTTTGTAGAACTTGTTCTCAATACTCTACCAATTGATTGTAATACTCGAATCTTAGATTTACTAGGACTTGCAAACACAATGTTGTGTAGGTTCTTAATATTTATACCTGTAGAAAAAGTCCCATATGATGCAATAATTACACATCCTTCTTCTCGTTCCATCAACTCTCTAACCTTCTCTCTATTAATTGTATCTGTTCCACCATAGATAAAGAATGATTTGATACCAGCTTTCTGAAATGCTTCGTATATTTTCCTACCATGTTTATCTACATATTGAAATAGTATTAGTGTATTACCCTTTTGTCCAAGAGTTAGGTTTTTAATAAATTGTGTTCTTTTTTCATTGTCTGCAAGGAACTCCATTTCTCTAGGATAATCCATCTGTACTACTTCTTTAGATATTTCTGGTGGATATTTTAATACTAGACATTGTATATCTAATTCTGCAAGTATACCTTCATCCATCAAATCACTAGATGTAGTTACATAATGTGTTGGGCCAAACAAACCTTCAAGTACCAGTTTGTGAGTTTGAGTATCATCCAGTGTACCTGTTAGACCCCATCTGTGACCTATGTCTTTCATTTTTTCCATGATACCAGTAAGTACTTTTGCTTTAAATAAATGTGCTTCATCACCAAACACTGCACCAAAACCATCAAAGAATGACTTTGGCATTCTAGATAATGTTTGCCATGTTGTTACAACTATATCTGTATTACCAACTTTATCTCCACCATACATTTTATCAATAGGTTTGTCGTACCCATAGTCTGCAAAATCTTTTGACATTTGTTCTACCAGTGATGTGGTTGGTACAATAACTAATACTTTCTTTTTGTGTATTTTAATAAAATGTCTTGCAACACAATATATGATTGCAGACTTACCACTTGCAGTTGGAGATACTAGTAGTTGTCTTCTATACTTAATTGCACGAGATACTGCCTCTACTTGATAATCTCTCAAAGGAAATCCCATATTGAGATTATCTGTGAACTCTGGTATCTCAATATCAGTTTCCCATTGATAACCTTCTACATTATACTCTCTGTCTTTTGCAAACTGTTCTAATGCATAGTATAGTCCAACATACAACTTACCTGTATGTTGTGCATACAATCTAATATTTCCATCCCAATATTTGTTTCTAACAGATGGCATAAATTTAGCCCCTGGCACTGGAAAAGTAAAATAATCTGATATCTCTCTTTTGATAGATTCTTCTGCATCTACCCTTAAGTGAGTATTATCGATTTTGGTTATCTGAATGTTGGCCCTGCTATCCATCCTACTAAGGAATGTCTCCTACCATGTGTTACTGGTGTTACTTTATGCCAAACGAATGAAGGAAATATAATTATACTTCCTTGTTCTCTTGCACTCTGTTGAGCTCTAAATGTTCTAACCTCTTCACCACCTTCCAGTGGATTTACACTATATGGGTCACACCATTCAAAGTGACCACCCTCATACTCGTCTGGATGTGTAAGATTTACACTATATGAAAGTTTTCTATATCCACCAACTCTCGATTCAAAGTCTGGGTCATTTTTGCAATCCTCTTCACTATAAGGTTCAAAGTGTCCATCTGTATGCCATGTATAATGTTCATCTGGAGCTTTATATATTGTAAACTGATATGTTTCATGGTAATTCAAATCAAACTTAAATATCTCTGCATTCACTTCTCTAACTATTGGAGTTATGTGGTCAAACAAAGTTTCACCAGTTGATAGGGTTGCATTTCTGTCTATCCAACCTACACCAGATTTACGAGTCCAATGATGTTCATGCCCATCACTACCACCACCTATCATTCCAAAATCTAATCGAGTTTTTTCTAAACCTATCTGTATAATTTCATTACATATCTCTGGTGCGATAGCACGAGATTTTATTATACAATGTTCTGGAATAAATGATGGCATAATATATTATCCTGCTGGATTAGTAAATTTCAACCAGTCAATAGCATTCTTTATTGATTGATGTCTCCATGTGATAATATTTAGTATGTCTTTTAAAGTGTCTACGCACTCTGTGAGATACTCAACTTTTAGTTTTAAATCAGATAAATCTTGGTCTGCATTAAAATAATAATTGTAGTCTTGTTTGATTACTCTATGACCTTCGAATGGGTCATATGACCACCCCAATTCATCTATCTCTTCTTTAGATAACTTATCAGTATACCATAACCATTTCTTTTTAAGCAGTTGATTATATTTAACCTCATAAGATTTAAGAGATAATCTCTTTTCGTTAAGGATTTCTAAGTATTTTGCATGTAAAGAAGGTGTCTGTAATGAAGCTTTATCTAAATCAATCTGGTCGATTACAGAATCGTCCTTCCACATTTGCTGGATTTGTTCTAATGTCATACTATAATTATACCACTAAACTGGTATTTGTCTACCCAAATATCATAGAAACAAGTAATATTAAGGGTATTTCCCATGGTATAAAGATTAAACCAAGGATAAATCGGTTTTTGTAAATCAGTGATTTCATTGTTTAGGTAGTGGGTTACGACAACCTACTGCCTGTTCAATAGAATCGAAACCATCTTTTTTAAGTAGTTTTACTAATCCTCTATTAATCTCATTGATATTTTGAGGGCCATCAAAAATCATTGTTGTAATCATATGTAGTAAACTTGCACCAGATGTAATTTTTTCATAAGCATCTTTTGCACTGAATATACCACCAACACCGATGATTGTTAGTTTACCTCTAGTTCTTCGATATACATGTCGAATGACATTTGTAGATATTCTTTGTAGAGGTAATCCACTCATTGCACCTTTACCTTTTGGTAGTAATCCTTTTTCTGTAGGATATTCTTCTGGTCTATGTTCACTATTGTATTGAGGTTTTGCAAGGTTTGTACATACAACACCATCCATTTTATGTTCGACACATGCATCTACAATAATGTTTATTTCATCTAAAGTCATGTCAGCTGCAAGTTTAACATAGATAGGTTTATCACTTATGGGTCTAATCTCTGTATTGATTGCAGTAAGTAATGCATCTAAATTATCTTTATCCACAAATGGTTCACCATCCTGTGTATTAGGACAACTAATATTTACATCATAATAGTCACCTACATCTTTGAATAGTTTCATAGTTTTAAGATAATCTGCAATAGAATCTTCTAATATAAACTCTGGTGTTAAGTTTGAGTTAGCTGCATTGATACCCACTCTTAGTTTACCAAAGTCTTCTCCAGATAATCTTTTGGAGATTTTTTCTGAACCTTCGTTGTTAAGTCCATACCAAACTACAATTGCTTTGGACTTTATCATTCTAAAGAGTCTACGGCCTGGATTGCCTGGGCATATCTCTCCTGTAAATGAACCAAGTTCTGCAAGTCCAAATCCCATATGTGGATATATCTTTGTAAGTTCACCATCTTTATCAAAACCTGCTGATAGTCCAACTGGGTTTCTGTAATGAACACCATCTACATTAGTATTTAAACTAGGATGTTCATAGTCCATCAATAATGATGTAATTTTTCTGGTAATCCAAAACCTACCCAAGAATACACCAACTCTTTTTAATGAGTAGTGTGCTTGTTCGGGCTCCATCAAAAATATCAAAGGTCTAACTGCTTGATATCCTAACCATAAAAATTTGTTGCGTAAACCGATAATTGAGTTCATATTTCTCCTGTGTATTATAAATCTGTCTTATGTATATTTATAACTATTACTTATTACAAATATTTTTTTTAGAATTATATTATATACTTATGATGTAGCTGCTATTTCGAATGTAGTGAACTGGAATGATGCACTGCATGTTACATATGTAATACCACCTGCTACAGTTGTATCCATAGTAATTTCTCCTAGGTTTGTAGGAAATGCATCTTGTATCCTAACATATCTATTAGGATTGTTTGCAGCTGTAGTAATTACAATAGTCATATCTGAAAATACTGCATCTGGGTCTCCAGAACTATCGTATGGTTCACCTGCTTTTCTATTTGCACCTACTAAACTTCTATACTTATCTGGGTCAGTAGAACTAGTAATCTGAGACATCCATGTGTATAACTCAGTCCAGTTTTCCATATTCTCATCTACGATAAAGTTTACAGTTATTGCACCATAAGAAATTTTATCGCCTGGCACCTTTACATTTGCACCATATCTAGTAGGTTGTTGTACTTCTGCAACATCTATAGAAGGTATATTTACACCTGTTGCAAAATACTTTGTATTAGGTGTTTTCTTTATTATTAGTTCAAACTGAGTTGGTGCAAGATAAGATAGATTATCTGGTAAATCCCCAGCCCATGTTGCAGTTGATATTTGTCGTGTTGTCATACTAGTATTTATAACGATTAGAAAGGGAGTCTAGGACTCCCTTTCCTTTAATTTATGCAACCCATCTTGTACCACGATAGATTCCTTCTTTAGAACCTTTCGAGGATTGTGACTTGATTGCATCGTGTTTGACACCTCTGTAAATACCACCTTGAGATTTTACTTTCTCAACATGTAGATTTTCTTTGGTGACTTCGATACCTCTGTAAGTAGTCATCTCTGCCTCCAGTCTTCGTTTAAAGTTAATCAAACGCGTTCCTTCGTAAAGATTGTCGGTCTCTGTTCCCCTAGGGTACTTAGCTTGCCTTTCGTATAGAAAGAGGTTTTCCTATCTTACTACTTCCGACTCCATGAGGAGTTGAACGAATGATACTGAAATAGTATCACTTATATTTATAATACTTGCATTATAGGTACATAATTTAGTATAATATGTTTTTAATGAGTGAGGTATTGATAGAAAGAAATGGACTAAAGTAACGGCGGATTAGTCTCTAGATGTCGAAAGAGACATGACCCCACCTTGGGTAGATATAGAAGGTTCGCAACCTTCCCCAGAGGTGGGTTTTTTTATGCATAAAAAAAGGGACTCCGAAGAGTCCCTTTTAACAAAAGTCTACGACTTTTAAAAAATCTTATAGAATATTTTCTACTTCGATTTTTCTGTAGTAGAAGTTAGTTCCAGCAGATGCTAAACCATCACTTGGTGAACTACCTACGAAAGGATTAGAAATCATTCCATATCTAGTTTTAAAACCAATTTTTGGTTGGAAACTGTTTTCACCAACTGCACGAACCATTTGTAATGGAACATATGGGCAGTAGAAAACACCAGCATCAAATGCGTTTGAACCTCTATAACCAATAGTCATGTAACCTTCGTTGTTGTGTCCACTTACTGGGTCTAAAGTGTAGTATGGGTCAATATAGACTTTGTACTTACCATTTAGAGTACCAACGAATGTGTTACCAGCGTCGTCAACATTTAACTCAGTGTTAAGTGCTGGAGCGTAATCTAATACACCAGCCATTGACAATGCAGAAGCTACATCAGATGAGCAAAGGATAAAGTTACCTTTTCCTCGTCTTGACTCTCTAGCAATAGTGTTTGCATCTCTTTCAACTTGGAAGAGTAAACCTTTGAACTTCTCAACTGACCATCTACCAGATGAATCAACATCTAAGTCGAATCTACCAGCATTAGCAACACCAG